CAACACAACCTGCAAAACCAACAAATACAGACCAAGCACAATCGGCCCAAACAACACAACCTGCAAAACCAACAGCTACTAATTACGGTGGAGGGCAGACTCAAGGTGCTGTTCCAAAAGTTAATTATTCGTTTAACGCTAATACTAAACCGGCTACTGCACCAGTCAAGCCTGCACCTGAGCCAGAAGATGACAATCCTAATATAGTTAGAGGATATAACGAGGATGTAGGTTACAGTCGGTTTCTAGGAATGAATCTTTAAAAGAAAGGAAGACCACTTTCTTTTGTGGTTTCCAAATTCTTTTCAACAATGCGACCGATGATTTCTCGGTCTTCGAAACTCAGCATCATACTTTCGGAATAAGAGAGTCCACCCCTCATATACCAGCATAATTTAAAAAGTTCGTCTTTGATGGCTTTTGAATCTAACTCGTAATCCTTGACCAGCTGGTTAATGCCTTCTAGATCAAGATACAAAAGCCTTATACGAAAAAAGTAGACGGATCAAATGTAATAGGGACTTCTACAGTTTCTCCTGTTATGCCCTTTTCTCGCATCTCATCCGTTACTGCGACCATCATAGGTTTAATAGCATTGTTGTCGCGAAGTTTTTCTAAATGACTTTGGATAGTATTAAAAATATCTTTGTCGATATTATCAACAAACTCTTGAATAAACTGCGGGTTATCTGTACTACCTTGACTGCTTTCTATTCTAGAAATGCTGGCAGATACAGTTCCGATAGTTGAATCGCTGATCTTTTTAAAACTTTCTTGGAATAGTTTAACCTTTTGATCTTCGGAGATATTATCATCGTTGACCATTTGAATGATCTTTTGTGTTTCAAAAGATTGAATAGCAGTCTTTGTTATAGCCTTATAGTTCACAGGTTTTACAAATACAGTTAGATCTTGATTGATAGGAACTACAGGGTCCCATTTTACTTGAGACATCAGTTGGTCCATAATATTTCTTAAATCAACTTGATATTCTAAATCTAAGTCATTACCTAGAGTAAGTGGAACAGTCATCATTTCTCCGTAGGTTGCTAGTCTAATAGCAATGAGAATAATGTCTAAATCGATGTTAGGAACATTCCAAGCATTTTTAATATTAGGAATACAGTGTTGAATAACATCAACAACTGCCTGTCCGTTCATAAGAGCATCGGGCACTTTGAGTAATAACTCGTCTTTGGCAGTCATAGAATATACTGGATATTCTCCGGTTTCTGTTGGTGCTAAACTGCCCTCTGGCCAATAATCTCCACCGCTGGGCAACCTGATATAGATCTTTGGCTGACGCATAAATGACGATAGTGGATTGGCTACAGGTGTAGAATTCATTGGTAAATCTCCGAATAAATAAAGGATAGAAATATCTTTAGTGTATTTATATACGCATAAAACCCTGGAAAAACAATGGCAGAACAAGTAACCGGTATAATAGGCCAAGAGCAAGTTTTCTTAAACAATGCTGCTAGCGAAGCTACTCTACGGTTGCTTTTAGAAGCAACTAAGTCTAGCAATAAAGAAGTAGCCGTGGCTATTGATAGAATGGCTGCAAAAGCAGGTATAGACTCTGAAGCAATCACTGCTGCTAATACTGCTATAAAAGCATCGTCTACTAGTTTTAAAGGTTTAAACAACTCGGTAGATACTCTTACTCCATCTTTTAACCAACTAAACACTGCGGCGCAACAGCTAACTGGGGGTATGGGCAAGGCCAGCGCACTTTTGGAATTGTCTATTGGCAGAACATCCGGCGCATTGGGTATGTTTGCCACAGGGTTGATTTTGGCAGTTAAATTTCAAGAAGATGCATTAAATTCATATCGACAATTATCTCAAGCGGGTGTTAGCTTCAGCGGAAGTCTTACTGATATGCGTATGGCGGCTGCTAACAGTTATATGTCGATGGAAAATTTTGCTAAACTAATGTCTGATAATAGGCAGGAATTATTAGCACTGGGTGGATCTGTCAACGGCGGTGCTGTGGCGTTTGCTAAATTTAGTAACTCTATGCTAAAGAGTGAATTAGGAGATCATTTTCTAGCATTAGGCTATTCAGCTGATGAAGCCAATCAGGCTATGTTAACCTACTTAGGGGCCACTGGTGCTAGTAATAAAGAAGACCTAGCATCAAATAAAGCTCTTAGAGAAGGTGCTGCAGCATACCTTGAAGAACTAGATAGACTGGCTGACTTAACAGGTAAGAGCAGACAAGAACAAGAACAAACAATGAAAAAGTTACAGCTAGATGCTGATGTTCAAACTACTCTTGCAAGAATGCCTGAAAAGGCAAGAAGAGAGTTCTTAGCAAATGTCAAATATATGTCTGACCAGTACGGAGATGCCGGTAAAGAAATTGCTCTAGCACAAGCACAAGGACGTTCTGTTAGAACTAAAGAGGCACAAACATTACTTTCCCTAGCACCAGGAATAGAATCTGCTTATAAGAGTATGGCCGGCGCAAAAATGGGCTCAGAGGAATACAAACGAGCTCAACACGAAATGTCGCTAGCAACTCAACGAGGCATGAATCAGTTCGATGCTGCTACTCTAGGATATGTTAAGGGCATCGATCAAGCAAAACTTGCCACTGCTCGTGAGCAAATAGCTGGACTGACTAGTCAACAAGCCTTTGACGAATTTGAAGCAAAAAGAGATGCAGAGAAAAAAGCACGAGATGAGAGTCAGGCAAAGGCTGCTGCAGAAACTGAAAAATCATTAAAAGAATTAGGCCAAAATATTTTAGAATTAATGCTTCCTGCAGTAAACAAGGTGCTTGGGGTATTCAATGCTCTTGTTGAAACTATCAGCAAACATAAGTCAATTATATTAGAATTAATTGCAGTTTTAGCAGCATACAAAGCAGCACAGATAGCATCTTTTGCATTAGGTAAAATAAAAGAAGTGAAGCAAAATGGCCTTGCTAGTACACTTAAAAATTCTTTTGGAGCAGGTGTAGGTACATTAGGTAGCAAAACTAACCCAATGTATGTTATTATTGTAGGTGGGGGAGGTGGTGGTGGCCTTGAGGATCTATTAGAAGGCAAAGGTAAAGGCAAAAAATCATTTAAAACTGGCGCTGGTGCTCCTGCAAATAGAGCGTCTAGGTTAGCAAAAGTTGCTTCAGGTAGAGCAGCACAGGCAGTAGGAAAAGCCGGCGGCAGCATATTAAATGGTCTGAAAGGCGGAATAGGCGGAATGGTAGGAGGAATAGCCTTAGATCTTGCAGGTGATTATGCTAAAGAAAAAGGATACCAAAAAACCGGGGCAGGATTAGATGTTGCAGGAGAAGCGTTAAGTGGTGCAGGAACCGGTGCAATGATTGGTAGTATTATACCGGGGATCGGAACTGCTGTAGGCGGTGCTGTAGGTGGTGCATTAGGTGGAATGTGGGGTCTTTATAAAAACTGGGATACATTCTTTAAAAGTGAAACAACTAAAAAACCCGGTGAAGAAGGGCAACCTCCTGAAGAGGGTGAACAGCCAAAAATGGCTGAAGGCGGGATTGTTAATAAACAAACATCTTTAATTGCTGGAGAAGCAGGTCCTGAGGCTATTATTCCGTTATCTACATTAAATCGATCATTTTCAAGTATTGCTAATCAGGCTGTTCAGCTAAATGGCACTACTGGCGCTCAACAAATTGTTTCCGCACTTAAACCTATGACTAAAGAGGCACAAACTTTACTTTCTCTAGGTAACCAGCAAGGAAAGAATCCATTTGATTCTTCGGAATATGTTAAAGCTATTGAACAAGCAAAAAAATCAAAAAATAATACAATTGATTTTGATGATATTATTGGAACAAAATTTTCTAATTTGTTTAAACCTCTCGAAAACTTAAAAGAGCCTAAGTCTAATATTAGTAGTTTGATTCCTAGTTTTGAAACTGTAGTGTCTACATTAAAAAATGTATCTCCTGCAGGAATTTTATTAGATAATATCGGCGAACAACTATCGGAAGTGATCGGCGGACCAACTAATGGCACTAAACCTGCTGAAGAAAAAACTGTAGCACAGTTAGAAATATTAAATAAGACGATACTTGATCTAGTTAAGTATATGAAAGACACTGCCGACAACACTGATAAAACCCATCGTGCAACAACGGGATTGTCAGGTAAGTTGTGGTAATTAAAGGAATAATCTAATGTCCGGATGGAAAAAGTATTTTACGCCCATTAACGTATCGGGTAAATTAAGCCCGATTAGCGGTAGCACCAGTATGGGTAGCAATCCTAGCCGCACTAATTATTCCAGCTATTTGCCCGATGTTTATGCTGGCCATCCTAATCGTTTAGAGCGTTATGGTCAGTATGATACTATGGATAGCGACAGTGAAGTTAATGCTGCCTTTGATATTTTAGCAGAGTTTTGTACGCAATTAAACGAAGAAAACGGCACACCTTTCCAAATCAAATTCAAAGAACAAGCTACTACAACGGAAATTAAGATCATTAAAAAGTATCTACAACAATGGTGTAAGATCAATAAATTCCCTGTTCGTATGTTTAAAATCGTACGAAATGCATTTAAGTTTGGTGATAGTTTCTTTGTTCGTGATCCTGAAAATCAAAAGTGGATGTATGTAGATCCTGCTAAAGTTGATAAAATTATTGTCAATGAATCAGAAGGTAAGAAGCCTGAACAATATTTTATTCGAGATTTTAATCCCAACTTTGAAACACTGGCTACAACTGCTATTCAACCTAGCAACCAAAATGGTGGAGGGAATCAATTCGGCGGCAGCTATGGATCGGGTGGCGGCGGGGCTGGTGGTTCGAGAGGTATGACTGGCTCATTCCCTACAACAGCCAACGGTAGCAGATTCTCTGAAAATCAAAACCAATACGCTATCGATGCTAGACACGTTATTCACATCTCAATGAGTGAAGGGTTAGACAACAACTTCCCATTTGGTAATAGTTTAATGGAAAGTATCTTTAAGGTATTCAAACAAAAAGAACTACTTGAAGATGCCATCTTAATCTATCGTATACAGCGTGCTCCTGAACGCCGTGTGTTCTATATCGATGTGGGCAATATGCCTAGTCACTTGGCTATGAGCTTTGTTGAGCGTGTTAAGAACGAAGTAAATCAACGCCGTATTCCTAGTGTTACAGGTGGTGCACAAAGTGTTATTGATGCAAGCTACAATCCATTAAGCATCAACGAAGATTACTTCTTCCCACAAACCGCTGAAGGTAGAGGAAGCAAAGTTGAAATTCTACAAGGCGGACAGAATCTAGGAGAAATTGATGACCTACGCTACTTTACTAATAAACTGTTTAGAGCTTTGCGTATCCCTAGTTCTTATCTACCTACTGGTTCGGACGACGGAGGAAGCAGCTTCAATGACGGACGAGTTGGGACAGCCTATATACAAGAATTGCGATTCAACAAATACTGCGAACGATTACAAAGCCTAATTACAGAGCCGTTTGATCTTGAGTTCAAACAATATTTGAGTAGTTCTGGCATCAATATTGACAGCAATATTTTCGATCTTAAATTTAATCCACCACAAAACTTTGCCAGCTACAGACAAGCTGAAATGGATACAGCCCGTGTTAACACTTTTAACACCATGGTCGCTGTGCCCTTTATCAGCAAACGATTCGCTCTAGAACGCTTCTTGGGTCTAACTAAAGAAGAAATTGCACAGAACGAAACGCAGTGGAAAGAAGAAAATGTTGATGAAGATCAATTCTTAAGTGCTAGCAGCGAACTTCGCAGTGCTGGTATCACAGCTGGCGGTATGAGCGGCGATATTGGGGATTTAAGTTCCCCTACACCTGATGCAGGTATGGAAGATGATGCTGCAGGCGCACCTGCAGGTCAAGCTCCGGGCGGAGATGCTGGCACAGGCGCTCCTGCTACAGGTGGTGCTGAAGCATAAATACTACTATGATTTTAAGAGAGTTTATCTATTTTGACCGCGAACATGCTGATCCTCAGGATGACAGCAGGTATCTCAGCCAAAATGATACTACCAATGTTCTGAAGCAAAAAGACCTTCGCAAGACTCGTTTAACATTGAGAATGATCAATGACATACGCAAAGCCAGCGAATCCCATGACAAAGAACATCGTAAAGAACTTGGGTTAGTGAGAAAAATGTACGCTGCTCCTCCGCCAGAAGCGGCAGCACAATAAGTACAAAGATAACTGTGCGGTCTAAAAACTAAATATTTTAGACAGAAAAATTCAAAAACCAGAAGTAATTCTGCGTCATCAAGGTCAAAACAGCTCGTTTTAGGCCTATTTCGTATATAAATTTCCGCGGTATAGTAAATACCATACAGCCTTGCCGCTACCCTAATAGGAGAAATTTATAACATGTCTACAAAATTTGAACAATTATTAGACTTATTGGTTAACGAAGATATGGAAGGTGCTAACGCTCTATTCCACGAAATCGTTGTCGAAAAGTCACGTACAATCTACGAAAACCTTATCGCTGAAGAAGAAGATGAGGAAATGGATGAGTCTGCAGAAGACGAAGAAATGGATGAAGCCAAAGACGAAGAAGACGAAGATAAAGTCGACGAGTCCATGGACGAAGAAGAAATGGATGAATCCGCCGATGAGGACATGGATGAATCCGAAGAAGAATTAGAAGATTCTTACATGATGGACGGTGCCGACGGTTTCGAAGGCGGCGAAGAAGGTGATGCTGCTGACGAGTTTGGTGGTGAAATCGGCGCTAACGGTCCAGAAGATGACGAACACGGTCATGAAGGTCAAGAAGATTCTGCTATCTATGATATCAAGAACGCTATTGCTGAACTAGAAGCTGCTTTCGCAGAACTAGAACGTGCTCAAGGCGGCGAAGAAGCCGAAATGGGTATGGACAACGAGTTTGGTGATGAAGAAGGCGAAGACGAAATGATGGGTCAACCAGCATTCGAAGGGCGTCGTATGACACGCGAATACGTTGAAAAAGTTGGTCACAACTACGGTGGCAACACACAAAAACAACAAGGCGACTACGCCGGTGCTGCTAGCGGTGAAACACAAAGCCGTCCAGTAGAAGGTAAGAGCCCAGTAAGTTCTGGTAAAGGCAAACCTAACACAGGTGCTAATGCCAGCAACATCCTAGGCGACCAAAAAGTTGGAGAAGGTTCTAATGTTGGTACAAGCCCAGCTAAAGTAAACAAAGGTATCAACCCAGAAAAGGGTGAACAGTTTACTGGCAAAGATTGGGAAACTAACAGCGCCCCAGGTGGTAAAGCTGGTGTTAAGAACTTGAAGAAACAAGGTTCTGGATATCCAGGAAACAACAAGACCCCAGGTCCAGTTGGTTCCGGTAAAGGTGACAAAGCGGGTCAAACTAGCGATGCTAATGGATCCAAAGGTCAATTCCTTCCACAACATACAAAATAATTAGAGAACACGGATGAGCAAATTCTCCTACTTACGTGAACATCTAAGCTTCGACCAGGCTTCCATTGTTATGGAGTCTGACGACAAGGATGGCAAAAGTCTTTACCTAAAAGGTATTGCCATTCAAGGTGGTATCCGTAATGCCAATCAACGAGTCTATCCTGTAGATGAAATTGAACGTGCAGTTAATGCATTAAATGACCAAATTAAAAATGGTTATTCAGTGCTAGGAGAAGTTGATCATCCTGATGATCTAAAAGTAAATTTAGACCGTGTATCCCATATGATCACTCAAATGTGGATGGAAGGTCCAAATGGTTATGGTAAGATGAAAATTTTACCTACACCAATGGGAAACTTAGTACGTACTATGCTTGAAGCAGGTGTAAAACTTGGCGTAAGTTCTCGTGGTAGCGGCAATGTCAACGACATGAACGGCCATGTATCCGACTTCGAGATTATCACAGTAGACGTAGTTGCCCAACCAAGTGC